GGCGCGAGTTCAACCCACTACACGCAAATGCCGGACGCGGCACCGGAATCAGGCTTTACTGATTTCACGTAGAATCGCAGAAAGCCCAGCCGCGACGGATGACTTACACCGGATACAGGTTCTACGACCGTGCCGTGTTCAGCAGGGTCGCGAATGTCGGGGACACGAACTCAACCTGGGCTGCTCAAGAGCCACATTGGGTGCTGATCGAGGACCTGATGCAGGGCACTTACGGCATGCGTAGGAAGCATCGTAGATATCTTCCCCAAGAGCCCAGGGAACTCGACGAAAGCTACGACAACCGCCTGGCGCGCAGTGTGTGCCCGCCATATTACCAACGCCTCGAGCGGATGCTTGCAGGCATGCTCACCCGTAAACCGGTGCGGCTCGAGAACGTCGATGACATCGTGCGTGAGCACCTGTTTGACGTTGACCTGCAGGGCCACGACCTGAACGTGTGGACCTACGAGACCGCCCGCAAGTTGGTCAGGTACGGACACATGGGTGTACTGGTGGACGCGCCGCAGGGTGGTGAGGGTCGCCCCTATTGGGTAACCTACACGCCGCGGGACATCCTCGGGTGGCGCACCGAGCAGGCCAATGGATCGCAGCGCTTGACACAGCTACGCCTGCGCGAGTCTGTGATTCTGCCCGATGGTGATTGGGGCGAAAAACAGGTAGACCAGGTGCGCGTGCTCAAGCCTGGTGAATACGAGATTTGGCAGCGCAACGAGAAATCTGAGTGGGCACGCACCGAGCAGGGTGGCACCAGTCTGCCCGAGATCCCATTCACAGTGGCCTATGCCAACCGCGTTGGATTCATGGACTCGAGGCCGCCGCTCGAGGACATCGCAGAGCTCAACCTGAAGATGTACCAGGTGCAGAGCGATCTTGACAACCAGCTGCACATTTCAGCAGTGCCGATGCTGGCATTCTTCGGATTCCCATCCGCAGCCGAGGAGGTATCAGCAGGGCCTGGCGAGGCGATCGCATTCCCAGCAGAGGGGCGCGCCGAGTATATCGAGCCCGGCGGATCGAGTTTCGATTCCCAATTCCGCCGCATGGAGCAGCTCGAAAAACAGATCAACGAGCTGGGTTTGTCTGCAGTGCTTGGACAAAAGCTGTCAGCAGAGACTGCAGAAGCCAAACGGATCGACCGGAGCCAAGGCGACAGCACCATGATGGTGATTGCTCAACAGGTGCAAGATCTGATCGACAACTGCTTGCAGTTCCACGCTGATTACTTGAACATCGCTCAGGCTGGTAATTGTCTGGTCAACCGCGATTTTGTGGGCACCAAGCTTGATCCTGCAGAGCAGCTGGCATTACTGCAGCTCTACACCGCAGGCACGATCACCCAAAAGACGCTGCTCGACCAGCTGGCACAGGGCGAAGTATTGGGCGACGATTTTGATACTGATGAAGAGATTATGGCCACCCAGTCGGGGGGTCTGATCGAGATGGAAGGCCCAGCGGTTGAACCGCCCAGCGTCGATGAAGAGATGTCGCCGATCGAAGAGTGATGGCAGACCACATTGTGGACGTCACAGATCCCCTGGAGCCGCGGCCACCACGGCGCCAGACGCTGGGCTACAGCCGCAAACCATTGCCTGACCACATCTTCGCTGTGGTGCGGCTCAGCTGGTTCAAAGAGGGCAGGCCCCAGGAGGTAGATGAATTCCAGATCGTGGAGCGCACCAACAACAGCTATGAAGCATTTATGGCCGCAGTCACACAGGCCATCCAATGTGGCGCTGATGTGACCGTGATGTGTGATTTAGACCCTGCAGAGTTTGGGCTTGATTGATGGTCGTACCGGCAGCGCTGTATCGAAACGCGATCGATCTGAATCGCTACAGCAACAGCGTGGCCAGGCGCATCATCAACGCCTACAACGACATGATCATCAATGCCGTAGACCAACTGCGCACTATCGATGAGCTGTCAGCGCCCAATAAGGCAGCAAGGCTGCGTGGAATCTTGCAACAGCTCAAAGAGAGCCTCGGAACTTGGGCAGGCGACAGCACAGAACTGGCCACCAGTGAGCTGCAGGGGCTGGCCGAGTTGCAGTCTGAGTTCGTAGCTGAGCAGCTGCGCAAGGCTCTGCCCAAAGATGCGCGCAGACTGGTCAACACGGTAGAGATCGGCCCGCAATTTGCAGAATCCGTGGTCACAACGGATCCAACGCAGATCAATGTGGTGACACTGAGCGATGACTTGGTGGCTGCAGTCCAGGGCGCGCCGCAAACATTCAGTTTGACTGCATCACAAGGCACCACCATCACGTTGCCCAACGGAAAGACCGTCGAGAAGGCCTTTCGGGGCTTGGCGGTAGATCAGGCCGAAAGATTCAGCCAAACGGTGCGGACGGGGCTCCTGTCGGGCGAGACGACACCGCAGATCGCAAAGAAGCTGATTGGCTCTCTGCAGTTTGGCGAAGAGGCCAAATCCGTGCGGCAGCTGATCACAGCCGGTGGCCAGTCCACTGCCATCGCAGACAATCAGATCATGGCGTTGGTCAGAACCAGTATCAACCAAGTGGCGAACACAGCCAGCCAGCAGGTGTATGAGGCCAATCAAGATATCACCAAAAAGTACAAGTATGTTGCCACGCTCGACACCAAGACATCACCGATCTGCCGGGCACTCGATGGCAAAGAGTTTGAGTACGGCAAAGGGCCGATGCCGCCGCAGCATTTCAACTGCCGCAGCACCACGGTGCCGATCGTGGACTATGAAGGCCTGAAGGAGGCCGGATACGACTTCGTGCCACCAGCGGCAGGCCGCAGGGCGAGCATGGATGGGCCAGTGCCTGCCAACACCACATATGGCAAGTGGCTCTACGACCAGCCTGCATCAGTCAAGGCCGATGTGCTGGGCAAATCGAAGGTCGCTTACTTCGACAAGCTGACCCAAGAATATGGCGCCGACAATGCGATGGCGAAGTTGGTACGTGACGACGGGTCAGAATTAACCTTGGATCAGTTGCGTCGCCGTTACGGCAGGATCGATGCCTAAAGACATGAGCAAAAAGCAGGCCAAGATCGGCAAAGTGATGTCTGAGTTCAAGGCCGGTCAATTGCACAGCGGCAAGCCTGGGCCTGGTAAAGGCCCAACCGTCAAGAGCAAGAAACAGGCACTTGCGATTGCACTGCGCCAAGCTGGCGTGCCCAAAAAAGGCAAGCGCGGCAAAAAGTGATCAGTTAAGATGTGTCTGAAATAGCCCTACGGGTCATTCATGTCTGACGAAATCATTCAGGAGCCTACGGCGACTGATACTGAAGATCTCACTGCCCTGAAGCGCAGCATCGAGGCGCTTGAGCGCAAAAATCACGAATTGATCGGCAAGATCAAGGACTTGAAGTCCAAGACGCCGCCCGTGCCAGATGGCGTAGATGTCAACGAGCTGCTCGAGTTCAAGCGTCGCAAAGAGCAGGAAGAGCTCGAAAGCCAAGGCAAGTACAGCGAAGCTCGTCAGGCATTAGAGCAGCAGTTCCGCGATGTCACGTCTGAAAAAGACAAGCGGATATCTGAGCTTGAAGCACGCGTCAGGGAATTGGAGCTTGTCAGTCCTGCCGTGTCTGCGCTGGCAGATGTTGTACACGACCCCGATTTGATCCTCAAGACCAAGCTCAGCGCCGACAAGATCGAGCGTGAGCAGGATGGCACAGTCGTGGTGGTGGACGGCTACCAGCGCATTCCGGTTCAGGAATGGGCAAAGACGCTGCCCGCATGGATGCAGAAACAGCCCAAGCCCCAGGGCAGCGGTGCACCGACCAACCGTGGCTCGAGCGAAATGCCGACCGGCCTGAAGAATCCATTCACGCCCGAGCATTTCAATCTCACTGAGCAATCGCGACTGTTCCGGACTGACCGCGATCTATATGAGAGAATGAAAGCTGCAGCTAAATCGATGTAAGATGAAGCTGTAAGTGAGCAAGGCTACGCCGAGCCGCTGGGGCTACGCCCACAACCGTAAACCAATCTTGAGGATTTGTCGTGGCGACTCTTCGCTCTGACATCATCATCCCCGAGGTATTTACGCCGTACGTCATCGAGCAGACCACCCAGCGTGATGCCTTCCTGGCTTCCGGTGTGGTGCAGCCGATGGCTGAGCTGAATGCCACGGAGGGCGGT